TTGGTGGCATTCTATTATATACTATACCTATAAAAAAAACATAAAAACAACGACCTAAATAATATTACATGGACCAATCCCTAGAAGAATTGTCAAACACGATTACAAACCTCGATAAACCACATCACATTGAAATTCTGCGCATGATCAAACAAGACGCTCAAAATATACCCATCTCGGAAAATACAAACGGGTGTTTCATCAATATGAATGAACTAAACGATGCTTTGTTACATAAAATACGTCAATATGTGGATTACAACGAAAATCAACAAATTGAATTGGATCAACATGAAACCATTAAAAATACCATCATTGAAGAATTGATCAATTGAGATGAAATAAAATATAAACAATCCACAATAGTCTATTTAAATCACCATGCCTTACATTGACGAATACCAACGCCACTTTATCCGCCAACACATACGTGTTCCTAAAAAGCGTTCTCTAAAGGGACATACAAAAAATAAATTATCAAGTGATTTTGATAAATTATTTTTCCATTTTTTAGTCATCGTTCAATACAACATTCCGATGGTATATAACAAACATGAAGAACGCTTAATCAAGTGCGAAATGGCGCAACGCATGGAATCCTTTAAATACAAACAAAAAGATAAAATCATTACCCACCTATGTTATGAAGACCTCATAGATTTGCGCGTCTTGTCGTGCTTGTGCGAATTCCACAACGTGAATATGGTGTTTTATAGTGGTCGTGTAATGATTCAAATGACGCAACATGGGAGCCTTCCCTCTTTTTGGGTGAATGATAAAAAGGATATTGTATCGCTTAAAGAAGAAAAATATAAGCAATGGCTCGAAGATGAGCATTTTTTAATAGAAGATGTATGTAAACCCTTATTTAGTGCGAGCCATTATAAAGTCGATAACCTCAAAGAAATGGTTCATGATCTTGGGCTCTACATCGAAGAGGCTAAAGGTCTGAAAAAGAAAGACTATTATGAGTTAATCGAAGGGTATTTGAAGCGCATTTTGTTTTAGAAATAAAATTGATTAAATAAATGTAGTCATACATATATATAGGTCATGTATACTCCAAAAGAAGAATCAATTCAAGGTCTGGTTCATGTATACCAAGAAGCCATGCAACAATATAAACAAAAGACTGACATGGTTGAATTTGAGATTCGCATGGACCAAAATAAAATCAGTAAGGTCGAGTTCAATCATATTTTCAAAGCGTTGTATCAACATGGATTTACCATACATCGCACAGAATACTTATTGAAAATACAACCGAATATTTCGGGGATTTCGTCCGATTATCGCGTGGTCATGGATAACTTGGCGGTGATTCAAGAGTATTGTCAAAGTGATGTGCTTCCCGACATTCCAAAATGTACTCATTTGATGAAAAAATCATTACTCCAAGACAAACAGAATAAAATATTGCGTAGCATCAAAAATCCGGATTTTGGATTTCGTTCATCCATTCAGCAAGAAATCGAGCTCACGGATAAAAATGACACGGTGCGAAATGCCTTAAAACAATGGCCTACTTGTTTAAAATCATTTCGTTATTTAAAACGTACTTCTTTAACGTCTCCTGATTTTCCCAATCTTCGCATTGATATGAGTGAAGTACGAATGAATAAGAAGAGAAATGAGCGCAAATCGTTCAAAGAAAGCAATGTATTGTCTTCTCCGGTGAGTTATGAAGTTGAAATTGAGGTGGTTCCAAACAGCGGTACTCTCTTTCCTTCTGAGGACACATTTCGGGTCGGGGATGAAGTCTTTTATTTAAATGATCAACTGGGTAATCGTGTATGGAAAATCAACGGAATCAATAACAATGACTTTATGATTTCCACGGAAGAATCGAAAGAATGGACCTATACAGAACCACAACGAATACGTCATATACAACAACGATCTAAAGACAGCAAGACCTTGGCGGGAAAATTACGGTTGGTATCCCATTTAAAAACAGTTATCAAATATATCATTAGTGGAATACAAGGTACACCTTTTCCAGTACCGTTTCCAGTGATACAAAAGACATTGAACGATTATTTGCGGATTTTAAAAAAAATGAACAAAGATCAAAGTCGTGAAGAATATACTAAATCTCCGTATTATTTCATCGGCCCTTCTTCGTATGCGCTTCAGAAGTCGAACGTGTTGCCCCGCGACGAAGATAGTTCCACGGTATCGATTCGTGATGGATTTTGTGTAACTGACAAAGCAGACGGGGATCGTAAATTATTATATATTGATACAAATAACAAACTGTTCTTTATTGACACAAACTTAAATGTTCAATATACGGGTTGCGATTTGGACAAGGCTTTGAATATGAGACATACGATCATTGATGGTGAACATTTGACATCTGACAAATACGGAAATCGGATCAATACCTTTGCAGCCTTTGATATTTATTGTCATAATAGCATTGATATTCGCCGTCGTCCATTCAAAAAGGATCGTTCTAAAGATAAACCCTATGAAGAACCCTCCTCATCGAGGTATACGTTTCTTCAACAGCTGGTGGGTAATCTAGCGAATGAGAGTTATGTGAAGTATCAAAGCACGAAGCACAAATTACATATTATGGCAAAAGATTTTATCTTTTCGTCCAATAGCGACAAGAATTCTATCTTTAAGTGCTGTGAAACGATATTGACACGTATCAAAGGCAATTCATATCCCTATGCAACCGATGGGATTATCTTTACATCAAAGGGTCTAGGAGTAAATCAAGAAAGTAAAACTGACAAACGAATCATTACTGGAAAATATACGTGGGGACACAGTTTCAAATGGAAACCACCGCAATTCAATACGATTGATTTCCTCTTTCGTCTCAAACGAAATGCATCCGGAGAATCAACGATTCACACCAAAATGATACAGGGCAATACTGTGGAGTATTTTGTCGGGCATTTATTTGTTGGTTATGATCCAAAAAAACATGGGCACATGAATAGTCAAGAACGAATCCTGTATATGGATTTCGGTGGAAAACGGCGAAAGCATAATTCGCGGGGATATAAACCGATTGAGTTTCGTCCAACGAACCCATATGATCGCACGGCGCATATATGTCATATTCTAGTGTCTCGTGATACCAATGGAAAACCGGTTATGTTCACGGAGGAGAAAGATCTTATGGAAGACGACATGATTATTGAGTTCCGTTATGAAAAACAAGAAAAAGATAAGTATAATAATTGGATACCCCTTCGTGTGCGTTATGATAAAACAAGCGACTATAAAACAAGTCATTCCAATTTTGGAAATGCGTACCATGTTGCCAACAGCAATTGGCAAACGATTCATAATCCCATTGATGAAAACATGCTTATTTATGGAGCAAATCTAAAATCGGATAGTCTCGATCCATCCATCGACGAACAATATTACAATCGCTCCAAGAAAAAAAGCAATACGATTCCATTACGAAACTTTCATAATTTATATGTGAAAAGCGCCATTATTTCCGCGGTTGCGTCAAAGCAAGGGGAAACGTGCTTATTGGATATGGCGGTTGGTAAAGGGGGGGACATCAATAAATGGATACAATCCAAATTGAAAGCAGTATTAGGTATTGACATTGCTTATGATAACATTCATAATAACTCCGATGGAGCTTGTGCGCGGTATCTTGATTTACAAGAAAAACAAAGTCGTCTTCCGATTTGCATGTTTATTCATGGAGATACAAGCAAATTGATGAATAATGGTGATTTTGAGTTTCAAGAAACCCCTTCCAATGAAGACGATGAAAAATCTCTCCCGGGTTCATACACTATATTACAGGCTCTCATGGGATCTTCCCATACTCCAAAATCACAATTATCAGTTCCATTTCTATTACAGCATTATGGATTGTTTCGAAACAAGTTTGACGTGTGTTCCATTCAGTTTGCATTGCACTATATGTTTGAAAACAAAGAAAAATTACATAACTTCCTTACCAACGTATCGCAATATACAAATACAGGCAAGTATTTCATTGGAACGTGTTATGACGGGAAAAAGATTTACGATTTACTCCAAGATAAAAAAGAAGATGAAATGGTTGAACTCTATGAAAGGGATACAAAAATATGGCACATTAAGAAAAAATACAACGATGACCTTGCCACATTCCTCAATGATGATGAGAGTTCCGTTGGAAAGAAAATATCCGTATATCAAGAATCGATCAATCAAGAGTTTGACGAATATTTAGTCAATTTTGATTATTTCATCAAAATCATGGATGATTATGGATTTGTGTTGGCCAATGACATGCCCATTTCACCGTTGGGATCCTTTGAAACCTTGTTTAATACTATGATAAAGGAATCTCATTCAAAGGAGGCGTATTATGGCCAAGCAAAGCACATGACTGAAAATGAAAAGAAGATCTCGTTCTTAAATCAGTATTTTATCTTTCAAAAACAGCGGGATATTATGAAACCCATCTTTGACGGTGAAACGATTGATTATACCATCGGGAAAGCCACCCCTACACATCAAACAATCATATTGAGTTGAATGAACATTATTTAAAGAATCGTTTTGATGTATATCTATGACTTCTTATTTATTGAATGAGTTTTTATTTAGCATTGACGAAGAGATGATACAACCGAAGTATCTCCATTTGACTCAAAGTAATTTTGTAATTAATTTGAGTCTGCGCGATTATTTAACAAAAATCAAAATGGAAATTGATAAATATCCCGATAAATGGGAGCAATATAAGAAGATTACAAATAAATATGAGTTTATTAATACGCAGTGTATTTTGGATAAAAAAAAGGTGAATCAATGTGTATGTTCTTATAAGCCAATTTCTCGATCCTACTTTAAGATGATTGAAATCTTATATATGTTTGATTTTCAATTTCCAAGTAATATTCAATCCTTTCATCTGGCGGAAGGTCCGGGTGGTTTTATCGAAGCTCTTCAACGGTATCGAAAAAATGATAAGGATCGCTATGTTGGAATGACGTTGATGCAGGATCACAAAGATGTCCCACGGTGGAATAAAATACAACAATTCATGAAACATCACCCGAACATTACTTTAGAATATGGTCCAAAACGAGACGGGAATCTGTATTATCGCCATAATTTAGATTACGTATATAGCCATCATAAAAATAGTTATGATTTCATCACGGCGGACGGTGGGTTTGATTATAGTGTAGATTTCAATAAACAAGAAGAACATTCCATCAATCTTATTTTTTGCGAAACCTTGTATGCCTTGATCATGCAAAAAGAGGGCGGTTCCTTTGTATTGAAAGTATTTGATATTTTTCACAAAGCGACCCTTGAAATCATGTATCTCTTGAGTTATTTTTATGGTCAAGTGTATGTATTTAAACCCCATACGAGTCGGGAAGCCAATTCAGAACGTTATATCGTGTGCAAATTTTTCCAGAAAAAACAAAATTACGAGGCGGTTTTAATTAAATTATCCACCGGATTCAAGGATCTTTCCAAACAGCATTTAAATCGATTGTTTCGTTTTGATTTGAATAATTTCTTCATGAGCAAAATACAAGAAATCAATGCGATTTACGGGCAGCAACAAGTTGAGAATATTTTATTGACATTGAATTATATTCATGAAGCCAATCCTTTACAAAAAGAAAAGATGGACAAACTAAAGATGAATAATCTCGAAAAATGTGTAAAATGGTGTCGTGATCATGAACAGCCGGTTCAAGAAGATGTACTACAAACTTTGAATGTCTGATTACATAACTGGGGTGTATTGTCTCCTTTGATATATCGAATATGATAAGGAGTTTGATCCGTGAAATACTCTTTTTTATGTACATATGTATTTCCATACGCATTTTTCAGCGTGGCGGAGTTATTTGTGATGGCATTATTTCGCTTACGCAGGGTATTTGCGGATGCACTTACCGATCCTTGTTGTAAAAATGCCGCATTGGATGGTTTATGAATGATGGGTTTGTTGCATTTCATGTATAAAGATGTACATTTAGCTCCTTGGTATGTTCCATCCGTATTTTGTGCTCCCAATGTGCTATTTTGTTCATGTGTGCGACATTTTGCTTGTAAATATTTGCTATAATTTCGATAATAGTTTTTACTTAAATTGGTCGAAGCGGATCGACGCACGTTGCTGGTTCCTCCGTAGCATCGTGTTTCATAGTTGTTGGATGCGTCTATATATTTCACTCCCAAACAGTCGGTGAGTAAAGTGATGTTTTCTTTCAATAGATGCGAATTGTTTGTTGTGCAACTATAATCCGCGCTTCCAATATAGACTACACTTGAAGGAGCGTTGATCTGATCAATGGATACTTGTTTGGAAGATTTTGTATGATATCGTGGTTGTAATTGTTTACGCCAGTGTTTGATGGGGTTCGGGCGTCCGGGCATGCGTCCTTCAGTTTGTAAGTTTGGATCATCATTTGTAAATGGTCGCGAGTTTGTGGGTACAATGGAGTTGGTTGCCTCACCTTTCCATATATTGTTGCGAAATGAGAAATTCATTATATATAATATAATATATAATATAATGAATGTTTTATTATTTATACTCGCATTTGTAGTTATATATAAATACATCTTTCCTCGTTTAGAAGGATTCGATGGAAATTGTTTCAAAAGAAAAATATTATTTACAGACAGTTCATTAAATATGGATAATTTAGTTCAGTGGTATAATGAAAAGAAAACATTACACATTGACTTGGATCATTATTATGTAAGCGATGGAAGTTATTTGGATATTCAAGTCCAAAACGCAAAGGAGTCAGACTTTTCAGGACTATATCAAGAAGATATCGCCGATTACTTCAAACCGATTACAGAGATTTCAAATAATAAAGTCATAGAAAGTGACTATTACGACAAATACAGCTGTACATTAGATTATATTTATTGATCTTTCTGATTTACTTTTTCTACAATGGATTTAAAACTCTGAACAATTTCATCAGAATTTGTCTCGTATTGACTTGGATCATCGTATTGCGATGGATCTAATAACACTTGAAACAGTGGGATATATTTGTTGAACTCTTTTTCGAACTCCTGGGTTATTTCGTTTTCATTGTACGCATCTTGATTCGTATTCATCATCTTTAATGTATCATTTACCTCAAAGGGAAGATATTGTTTCATGCCTTGTAGATCAATTGTATTATCAATAAAGTTGTATAGTCGTTGACGTCCATAAAACAATTGACTTGTTTTGGCGATCTGTTTTTTGATTTCATACAATCGTTTTTCAATATGTATATCGTGTTCTTTCAAAATACGTTTGTACATGGTTTCGTAGCATAATTTGTATAGTATATTTTCAAGATTCATTATTTTAAAAGTTAAATAGGTTTGTCGTAATTTTTCTTGTACACTTGAAGAAGGAGATACGGATGATTTGATTTGAGGTATACCCATAATCAAATCTTTCAATGGAATCTTTTTTCCATCTTTGGTGTCAATGTTTATATTTATTTTTTGCGGATTCAACAATGGATGAATGAAGTACATGGAAAGTAATGAAAATAAGTAATATTGTTTGATTGAATATAAACTGAAATCATAATTCTTTTTCATCAGTTCAAATAAATCATGGGAAATAGATGAAAACTCCATTTTCGAACTTGTGAATAAATTAGAAATGAATTTATCCCAAGCTTTAAAAGATGTGTTTGCTAATGTGCAATTCTTACATACAAAGCATTTTTCATACAAATCTTTGGTTTTGTAATCGTCGCCTAAATTGGACTTGGTTAAATGCGCAAATAAACATTTGCGTCTTTCTTCGGGGGTTGTAAATGGATCCTTTGTATGCCATGGGAAAGATACATCCACGCCGTACATCTGATCTGGTAAGTTTTGTTCATATGTGACAACTTCGCTATCTGACACTTCTTCGCGAAAGGTTTGATCAAGCATCTTATACGCCATTAACAGTTTGAATAATGCTTCGTGATCTAAGCTTTCTTTTAGTATTTGTTCAATCAATTCGTTTTGATCTATTGATGATTCTACGTTTTGCGCCATATCCATCCCCTGTTTACCGGTTGCGTTTTGCGCCATTTCCGCCAATTTTGACATATCCATTCCTGATTGGTCTGATAAGTTTTTTA